TAGAGGAGACACCTTCACAAATACGCATGAAAGATAACGGAATGCTCGTCGGGAATTGCGATGCCGGGTGGCATTTCTCTTGGATGGGTGACGCAGAACGTATGAAACGGAAACTCACGTCCTTCTCACACTGTTATGACGATATACCTAACGCACATGCACCCGCGTATAGTCAGGAAATGTTAGATTTTATGGATTCTTACAAAGCTGCAGCCGGGAGTACGGATCCGTTAGGTCGAACGGATCACATTTTACAAGAGTACCCACATGAACTATTACCTCCAGAGTTGTTTAAACTAGATAGAGTTAGAAATTATCTGCTTCCCAATGGCTAACCGGATGCCCGCACAGTTACGCGAACACTTCGAGAGTAAGAACGAAAACAAAGACGAGCCGAAAGGCAAGGAAGAGAAAGAAATGATGAAAAAAGAAGCTTTGCGGAAAGCCAAAAAAGCTAAGGAAATGCGCAAAAAAAATTGAAGCTTGTAATTTAATCTTGTTGTCTTGTTAGCAGAATGGCCGATCAGCTCGGAGTCCGTCAACGTTTTCAAGAAATCCTTGAAGCTTCACGTACGCAAGATAGATCTAAGCAGGCGACTACCTTAGTCGTTCTTAGTCACCTACAGCAGATGACACTGCTGATGATTAAGAAGGGGCTTGCTTTCTATTGCGATCAGGATACATATAAATCTAGATCTCGATTTTTAGATGGACTCATCTCTCTAAATAAAATCGATATCCGATTCCCTTCCATAATTCGTAATTTTCTACTCGATGGTTGTGGGCTGTTTTATTTCCGCCCGGATCCAAAACTAAAGTATCAGATATATTTCTTCCCCAAAGATCAGTACCGGGTTTACCACGACGTAAACGGGAACCTTGACGAAGTTGTAATTATTTACAAATATAAAATTAGAAGTCCAAATCTAGGTTTGCCTTCTGAGACGTCTGGACTCAACGAGAGATACGTTCGTATCTCGATTACTGACGAAAAGATCTCGGAAGTTGAATCTAATACGGAGTTGAGTTTTGATCTCGAACCAGGCGGTCTTATTTCCCCTCAAAAAACAAGAGAAAACAACCTCGGTTTTATACCCGCTGTCGAAGTTCTTAATAAACCAGACAGTAGTGGTACTTCTGGTGAAGGTGAGTTTGATCCTTTTATGGAACAAATTGTTCTTCACGACACACTGATAACTAACATTGCGAAAAACATTGAGTTCTTCGGTAACCCCACACTGATCAGTTCACGTCCACGTAGCGATCTTGTGGAGGCAAGCGATTCAGATCGTAGTTTCCGACCAACTATTAGTAGTCAAAGTGGTTTTGGTGGTAGAGACAGCCCCTCGACTCGGGTAAGCGAGCCTTTTGGTTCGAGTGGAATGCTCGGCGGACTTCGTGTTCCTCGGATCATTGCCAACGTTGAACCATCTGATCGTGTTGGTTACATGACACCAGACCCCGTTAACGGGGACATGAATAGGTATGCACTTTTACTGAGAGAGGAAATTCGTACTGCGTTGGGCGGTGTTGACGAAATCTCAGTTTCTGCCGGTGCAACAGCAACAGAGATCAAAGGGTTGATGGGTCGTGCACAAGCCACGGCGTTACGTAAAAATAAAAGTTTCTTAGTTTACGGCTTTTGTAAACTGTTAGAAATGATTATTTACCATCAAGAAGAAACGTTTAAAGACAGTTTTGCTGCTGTCACAAAACTTAAGAAACCCGAACCCGCAAAAGATACAACTAACGAAGAAGTAGCACGTGCTGAGTACGAACATCAAAAGTTCGAGGTGAAGTTAAAGGACAAAATTAAAGAAGCTCTTACGACGGGAACTGTCCCACGTGGAGTATTTGGTCTACCTCCAGATGGAGAACGAGAAGTAACTTACCGATTCCAAGGTGATGTTTACGAAGATACGGCTTATGACATAAATCAAAAGTCGATTGTTGTTCGAAATCTTCAAGAACTCGGGGTGGATAGCGTAGAAGCACTACGTTATTTATTCCCGGATAAGACAGATTCAGAGAGAGAAGAGATGCTAAAAGGGTTTCCTTTTAGGATGATTCAACAAACTCAAAGCGCGATGCAACAATTTCTAGTATTATTATCACAGATGTTGCAAACGCCACATCCTCTCGCGCCAGATCAGCCTTTAGGGGCAGATCCAAGATTAAATCTAACTCCCCTGTTGTACAGGACGTTCGACCACCTCGCACAAGAACTAACCTATTCGGGTAGCTATGAGCCAGCAGATCCAAGCTTCGATCCCGAGCCCGGTGGCCCAAGCGGTAGCAGCCCCATCGGCAGCTCCCGTGGCGGACCAGGGCTCAACCGCTTACCCGCAATGGGTGGCGCAAACCAATACCCCGGCGGTAGCTTCGGTAACTACAGCCCAAGCGCCGTCGCAGGCAACACTGGGTTCGGCCCCTTCTATCAGCAACCCGTACAACCAGTCGCCATCCGCTTACTCCCCGAACAATCCGTGGGAAGCAGCAATGGGCAGCCTGGAGCGGGTAGTTTCGAGGATGTCGCCCTTCCCCAGCCAAACAGCACAGTCTCCTCAATACGCGACGACGCAGCAGGCTACTCAGCAGTACAGTCAGCCTTCACAGGCCCAACCGTGGGCGTACCAAGCGCCTACGGCAGCGCCGACTTACTCCAACAACGTCTCTACGACCCAACCTTCCTCTCAGGTTTCTACGGCCCGCAGCCAAGCGCCCCAACTAAGCGACGCAACCGCTCAAGTCGTTAACCACTTTGGAATCGAAGCTCCAGGCATACTTAATCAGTATTCTGTAACTCTCGAAGATGCTCTGATTGCGCAAAATGAGCGCATGAACGCATACACCCAACGTGGTGCTGCGATGGAGCACATCCTCACAGATCCTGATCAGCTAGCTGACTACACCAATCGGTTCTTCACCGAAGTGTATCCAGTAGACGCAGATAACTCTGGTTATCCTGCTCAGCAGCCTGCTGCTTATCAGCCTCGTTATGACATGCCTGCTGTACCAGCAGCTAATGGTGCTGTAAGGCACGATCCTGACACTCAGTGGAATGGATTCTCACAGACAATGAACCAGAATCCTGAGCAAGCATGGCGCTATTTGAGCCAGATGAGCCCTGATGCATTCCGTCAGAAGCTTCTCTTCTTAGACGCTGCTTAATCTGTACGTACAGAGTAAAATTCCCTCGGAAACGAGGGTTTTTTATTGCTTATTAGTCTCCTAATTCGCGCCCAGCGTGGCTAAAAGAGGATTAACTTATGAAGATAAGATTAAGAAGTATAAAGAGGCACTGAGGGATGTTTCTTTTGGTCATATTAGAGCTAAAAATAAAACACAGCATTACACTAAGAGCAAAGGAGTTTAATCATGGTTCAGCATATCGGGCACTCACGTCAAAAACAGTCTTCGGATAATTCCGAGCTTGTGGCTCAGTTAAAAGAACTAAAAGCTGAATTAACCTCAGTTAAACAGGAGTACAAAGCTGATATGGAAAAGATCGCACTAGACATCGTTACAGTCGATGCTAAAACTCAGACTTCTACTGTTGAATCTGCTTAGGTATAATTAGAGTAACCCTTGCTGATTTTAAGTGGGTTACATTTCACTAGTTAACTATAAGTACGACACCGGGCCGCACCAACAGCAGTCTGGACCTAATCGAATCGGAGATGATCTAGCTTTAGCTCAGAAATATCTAGTTGTCTCAAGCGGGTATATAGATTCTTTAGGTAATCAAGTTTCTTGGTTCGGAGTTAATGACTTTGGCGCTGATTATGGTCGACCTGTTATTGGTCCTCCTAATTCAGGCGCTTATATCGTAGATACTTGGAGAGCAGCACCCGTGGCTGTATCCGGTTATTGGAACGATAACAATATTGCGTATTATGCTCCGAGCGGTCAGTTAAGCGTTTATAACGGATTTAGGGGTTACACCACGCAAACAATTGCTAACGCGAAAGTTTCAACGACTTACAATCCTCCATTTGGTGTACGGGATACAGGAGCATATACGTACTACTTCGGGGATGCTCCCTCAAGTCAATCCTATGACCCGTACAACACACCAGCAAGTAATACGTCAGAAGAGGGGACTACTGGAGGAGGTGTAACTCATCAACGTCAAATGGGTGGGTTACTGACTACTTCGGCTGCTGCTGGGACTGCTGAGGTAACACGAGCAGAATGGACATACAATCCTCCCATGTACTGTGAGTCATTTACGGAAACTATATATGCTCGCGTCCCTGGCTTAATGGGAGCCCCCACCCGTTACATTTATCGCGGCAAATCTTCAAAATATGCGTTTAATTTAGGTTCTATTTACGGAATTACAGGAGAAGGAATTAGGGCGTTGCCTCATAGATTTAGCTCCTCTGTAAATAGCAGTAACCAGAAAAATATTTAACGCTATTAATGCGACAAACAATATACCGCCTGTCTTTAAATAGCTTAAAATAAAGGAGTAGTTTTTCGGAGGTTGGCGCTTTGTTCGTCGACAATGATTTTCCGAAGCTGCTCGGTGCTGAACTCTACCGTCCGCATCCTGCGTACGTTGTAGAGATGGCTGCTGAACCTGTGGTCGTTCATGACTTCAGTAAGCAACCAGGACAGACTGTGCAGCTTGATCGTTACAGGTTCTGGGGCAATCCTGGAAGCAAAGAGTCACGTGAGCGTACTGCAGAGCAGACCATCGGTACTGCCAGCAGCCGCAACATTGTGAAGGACAAAGTGTTGGTGACACTCCGGGAATATACCGGACCTGCCGACCCTAGTGATCCTACACAAGCAAGTACATTTAAGATTGCACGTGAGACATTAATTACCGCTCAGCGTTTGCTGTTAGATACCGGTAATCTTACTGCCTTCCACCAATCAATTGGTTCCTTAACCCTGCTCGACGACTATCGTCGTTGGCGCGATCGGGTGTTCATTAACGAACTCCTGAAAGCTGTTTCTAAGGGTAAGTCTTCTGATACCCAAGGTGGTTACTACTACCCTGGTGATTTGGCTGTTGGGTCACTGACCTACACCAACTCAGAGCAAGCCAAGTTTGACGTTAAGGACGACCTCCTCCGCGTGGTTAAGTCTTTGCGTAAGCGGAATACTCCTACTTACCAAGACGGTTTCTACCGTTGCGTTTGCGATCCCACGTTCCTGATGCACTTGCGTCAGAACAGCGACTTCCGCGAAGTGGCTCGCTACCCAGGTAACGGTCAGATCAACCCACTCATGTCTGCGATGCAGCCTAACGCTGCTATCTACATGGGCCAAGGTTTTGGACAAGCCTCCTTCGTGGCTGGCGAACCCATCATGCCTACCGGGTTTGTATTTGAAGGTGTGCGATTCTTCGAATCCACTAACATGCCTTCTCAGAGTGCTACAGCAACTATTGGTGGTACTTCGACTACATACGACAGTGCTATCGGTATGTTCTTCGGTCCCCAGAGTGTTGGCGTCGGTATCGGCGGTAACAATGCTCAGGTGCTCCTAAACAACAACGACGACTTCAGCCGTTTTATCATGATGATTTGGAGCCTGTACGCAGGTTTTGAACTTCTAAACGCTGACTTCGTTAGTGTTGCCTACTCTTTCAACGTTTGAGGAGGTAACTAATTATGACAACTAACTCTAACCAGCTTCAAGTTTCCAAGATTTTCCCTGGAAACTACACAAACGTTCTTCGTTATTGGCACGAAGAAAAAACCTTCCAGTTCCGTAACGCTAACGATACGGAAACCACCTACTCCAACCAGCCGGTCGGCGGTCCTGTTGGCGTGGTGTTCACCCCTGGTTGGATTGCTCAACAAGCTATTGGCTACGTCGATCTGTCGTACCAAGCTTTGGGCACCACTAGTCAAACTGAGTATTACACTCAGGCTTATAGCTCTGGTCTAAACGGAGCTAACGTTGCTTTCACTAACGCTAATGTAATCATTCCTTCACCGGATGCTTACAAAGACGTACGTGCTGACATCACTGATGGTATCAAAGTTCCTTCCGGTGCTTATGTTTATCGTCTAGCTCTCCGTGTTGACGGTGGCGATGTGATCAGCAGCGGCGTTGGCGGTGGCGTTGCAACTCCAACACTGGGCCTCGGTCCTGCTGTGG